ATATGGACGATATGTTAGCTGCTCAAAACTCTTACGGAGCGGGTGGTACTTCTTACGGTCTATTTGACAATGACGAAGAAATGGCATTGAACTTAGGATTCTCTGGATTCAGAAGAGGATACGATTTTTATAAGACTGATTGGAAATATTTAAACGACCCTACAATGAGAGGTGGTTTACCATCAGGTGCAGGTTCAGGTAAAATCAATGGACTATTAGTTCCAGCTGGTTCTACAAGTGTTTATGACCAAATTCTTGGTAAAAACGCTAAGAGACCTTTCTTACATGTTAGATATAGAGCTTCAGAAACTGAAGACAGAAGATATAAGACTTGGATTACTGGTTCTGCTGGTGGTGCTGCAACGTCAGATATCGATAACATGCAAGTAAACTTCTTGTCTGAGAGAGCTGTATGTACTTTAGGTGCAAACAACTTCTTCTTATTCCAAGACTAATACTTAATTACAAGGGGTACAGCAATGTGCCCCTTTTTTAAATTTTAAATTAAATTAAATCAAATGAAAAAAGAAAAGACAAGTCCTAATATGGACACAATTAAAATTACTCCTAAAAAATCTACACCAAAGTTCGTAGATAAACAATATAAACTTACAAGAGAAACAGCTCCCTTATCTTTGATATTAGCATCAAGGCATACAACAAGATTTCCGCTGTTACACTTTGACGAGGACACAGGTCTTAATAGACCACTTAGATATGCAAGAAACCAAAACTCACCATTTCAAGATGAGCAAGATGATAATGCTATTGTTGAGCCAATTGTATTTGAAGATGGATTCTTACACGTGCCAAAGAATAATCAGGTACTTCAAAAGTTCATGGATTTACATCCAGGAAAAGGAAGAATATTTGTAGAAGTCAATAAAGCAAAAGAAGCTGCTGAATTAGTTGAAGACTTAAACTTAGAAGTTGATGCTTTAATTGAAGCAAGACAGCTAACAGTTGAACAAGTTGAAAACGTAGCTAGAGTTTTATTTCAGAATGATGTATCAAAAGTTACAACAGCTGAATTAAGAAGGGATATATTAATATTTGCAAAACAAAACCCTGGTGGTTTTATGAATTTATTAAAAGACCCGGCTCTTAAATTTAATGCTGACATACAAAACATTTTAGATAAAAATCTAATACAGTTAAGAAACAATAAGAAAGAGGTGTGGTTTAACACAGATTCAAATAAAAAGAAAATGTGTAATATACCATACGGTGAAGACCCTTTATTCATAATAGGTTCTTACTTTCAAAGTGATGATGGTTTAGAGTCTTTTAAACATTTAAAAGCGTTAGCAAAAAATTCGTAACTTTGCTTTTTGTTTAACCCATAAAATTTTTAACATGGCAAAATATATAACTTTAGATACAGCAAGTGACGGTAATGTTCACATCAACACAGATTCAATTCTTTATGCAGAAACAGCAAGTTCAACTGCAGGAGAAATTTATCTGACTAATGGAACACACAAAATGACAGTTACTGGAACTGGATTAACTTCTGGGTTTAGCGAGAATGTTAATGCAGCATTAGTTACTGCAGCAGAAACTTCTTGGACAAACGCAGCAGTACCAGTATCGAAAGCTGGTGGACTAGTGTTTACTAGTGTAGCAGTAGGAACAATATAATCCTTCCTTTACTATCGACAGCGAGAAAGCACCTAAATCCTAGGTGCTTTTTTATTTTATGTATCTTTGTAAAAAGATTTTCAAATGATAAATTCTGTAAGAAATACTGTGCTTGCTATTATCAACAAAAATAACTACGGATATATATCTCCTAGCGATTTTAATTTGTTTGCTAAACAAGCACAATTAGATTTGTTTGACGAATATTTTATAAATTATAATCAGCAAATAAACGAGGAAAATGCAAGGGTTTCGGGAACGGGATATGCTGATATAAAACTTGGTTATGAAGAGGTGATTGATACTTTTTCTGTTACAAAAACTTTAGTACAAAACTCTAATAACATATATTATCTTCCTAGTCAAACAACTACGGGTGATGATTATTATTTATTAAATAAAGTTCTGTGTTACGTGGGAGGTGTTTTAAAGGGTCAAGCAGAAAAAGTTAGTATTAATAAAATAGACCTGTTAAACAAATCTCTTTTAACCGCTCCCTCATCTCAATACCCAGCTTATACTCAAAAGGGAGATTCTATAACTATTTTTCCTACCACATTCAGTGGAGCTTTAGATATACAAGCAACTTACGTTCGATATCCATTAGACCCAAAATGGACTTATGTTACTTTATATAATGGTGAACCTTTGTTTGACCAAACGCAAAGTGATTACCAAGATTTTGAATTACCAATAGATGACTCTAATAATTTAGTAGCAAGAATATTACAATATGCAGGTATATCAATAAGAGAAGCTGATGTATTTCAGTTTGGACAAATAGAAGAGCAACAGCAAAATCAAACTAATACATAATTATGGCATATATAAATCAGCGAAAATATTATACTAATGATGGGGTTGCACCCACAGATAGTAATTGGGGTTCTTATCAATATGTAAGCTTAGATAACATAATGACTAATTTTGAATTAATGTATAATGGAAATCATTCGTTAGTCAATAATGAAAATAGATATAAGATATTATTTCACGCAAAGAGAGCAATTCAGGAATTAAACTACGATGCTTTTAAAGAAATAAAAGCATTAGAGTTGACAGTATATGATGATTTGCGTTTTGTTTTACCGTCTGATTATGTAAACTGGGTAAAGCTTTATTTGTTTGAGGGTAATACCTTAAGAGAATTAACTGAAAATATTCAAGTACAATCTTCCATTCAATACCTTCAAAACTCTACTGCAGTGTTTGGATATGATGGAAATAATAATGTATCAACTATAGAGTCAAATTTAGATACTTCCAGAAAAGATGGGTCTTTAAATAGTATTTATTTAAATCAAAATAATGAAACTGATGAGAACGGTAACTGTATTGATTGTGATGGCGACATATACAATTCTCGTATCGGAGCTAGATATGGTTTAAACACAGAAACAGCCAACATTAATCCTACTTTTACTATTGATAAAAAAGCTGGTGTTATTAATTTTGATTCAACTATGGCTAATAGACAATGTGTGTTACAATACATATCTGATGGAATGGAAAATGGCGATGACTCACAAATAAGTGTAAATAAATTATTTGAAGATTATATTTATGCTTATATACAATATGCTATATTAAATAGTAAATTTGGAGTGCAAGAGTATATTATTAATAGAGCAAGAAAAAACAAACAAGCTTTATTAAGAAATGCTAAAATCAGATTAAGTAACATTCACCCAAGTAGATTGCTTATGAATCTTAGAGGTGAAGATAAGTGGATAAAATAAAATGGCAAACATTCAAAGAAATTTTGTAGCTGGGCGTATGAACAAAAGCCTTGATGAAAGGCTTATACCAAACGGAGAGTATATAGATGCTTTGAATGTTAGGCTTGGTTCTACTGAAGAATCAGAAATAGGGGCTGTTGAAAATGCTAAGGGTAACGTCCAGGTTACATCATTACAATATATAGACGGTACTGCATTAAGCAGCTCTGCTAGATGTATTGGTGTTTTTGAAGATGGTGCAAATGAAACTATATATTGGTTTGTTCATGACCCAGCATTTACTGTAGGAGCTACTGGTAAATTAGATTTAATTGTTTCTTATAATGTTATAACAGGCTCTCTTATTTATCACGTCGTAAGTATTAATTCTGGTGATAATACAAAAACTACTTTAAATTTTAACTCAAATTTTCTTATAACCTCTGTAAGTAAAATAGATAATTTAATTTTTTTTACAGACAATTTAAATGCTCCAAGAGTTATAAATATAGATTTTAATTACTCTGTTCCTTTTAATAATGTAGACCAATTTAGTGATGAAGAAATTTTAGTGATTAAAAAACCGCCTCTGGCTGCACCAACATTAAATTTATTAAGCACTACTTTACAAGATTCTTTTTTAGAAGATAATTTTATTTGTTTTGCTTACAGATATAAATATTCAAATGGCGAATATTCAGCTGTTTCACAGTTTAGTGAACCAGCTTTTCAACCAAGTTTTTTTGAATTTTCTCCAAATAGTTTTTTAAACGAGGGAATGGTTAATTCCAAAAATGCAGTACAAATTACATATAATACGGGAAGTTCATTAGTAGTTGGTATAGATTTATTGTTTAAAGAGGCTAACGACCCTACAATAAAAATTATTGAAAAAATAAAAAAATCATCATTAGGGCCACATAACACTAATGCAACTTATGTTTTCACTAATAGTAAAATTTTCACTTTATTACCAGAAACAGAAATATTAAGATTATATGACAATGTACCTAGATTAGCGAAAGCTCAAACTTTAATGGGTAATAGATTGATTTATGGTAATTACACAGAAGGATATAATTTAATTGACATAAATAATCAACCACTAAATTTACAATACACTGTTGCTTTAGACACTGAAGATGCTAGTGGAGTAGATTTAAATTCTTCTAATTTATTGACATTCAATTATACAGCTTTTGGTAATAATCAAAACATAAATACGGCTGGGTTTACTTTTGATTTAGGTGGATATGAAAGTAAATTAATTCAAGGAGCAAGTTTAAATCTTTCTTTTACCTATCAACATTTATCTTACAATAATGGGACAGATACTCCAACTCAACTGCAAGGAGAAACCCTGATTAATTTTCAATATGTTTTAGTTGATAACTATACTACAGTTTCAGCTCTATATAATAGCTCAGATTTTCAATCTAAACTAGGTTTAATAAGTTCTGCTATTCAGACTGTAGAAGATGCTCAAAATGGTTTAGGTGCAACGTTAACAGATGCGTTTAATTTTTCTTTATCACCAACTTTATCAGGTGGGGGAGTTAGTTACTCTTTAAATCAAACAGGGTTAACGTCAAGCACAAGCTCAGTTCCTCCATCCACTAATAAAGGTGAACCAATTAATTCAATTTTAAATGGAACTGAAATACAACTATTTTTTCCTGTAGCTCAATATATTCAAACATCACCAGGAACAAGTAATTTAATTGTATCATACAATACCTTTACATCTATTACCGCTACATTACAAGCTACTGCAGATTTACAAAGTTTACATAGTAATAGAGGTTATGAATTAGGTATAGTATACATGGATGAATTTAACAGGGCTTCGACAGCTTTAGTTAGTAATAATAATACTGTAAATATTCCCTGCAGAAACTCACAAACTTTAAATCAAATTATTGCAACAATACCAACTACCCAAAGAGCTCCTGCTTGGGCGACCAGATATAAGTTTGTGTTAAAACCTGATAGAACTACTTATGAGACCATATATTCAAGCATATTCATTAATGACCCAAATTCCAATAATACGTTTTTATTATTAGAAGGAGATAATATTGCTAAAGTTGAAGAAGGCGATAGATTAATAGTAAAAAGAGATGCAAACGGTCCGGTTGAATCTTGTGTATTTGCAACTGTTTTAGAAAAACAAACACAAGTTGCGGACTTTATTACTCCTGCTAGTGGGAATCCTGTTCCAGGAGGGACATATATGAAAATGAATTCTCAAGATTTTTCTACTGAGGAAAGTGCTAGTGATATAATTTCTTTAGGAACTTTTCAGCAAAAAGCAGATAATCCTAATGAAAATCCAGTTGCAGCAAATCCTTTTTACACTACAGATGGAGGTACAAGCACCAATTATAATGTGCCTAGCGGAAGTAGAATAGTAATGAAAATAAAACAAAGAAGACCAGGTGGGGGTGGGCCATGTGAAGAAAGAGAAAGTGTAATAGAAGAACAATTTATTGCGCAAGATACTTACACAGATATGTATCAATGGTTTATTGATAGTAATGCAACATATGTGATAGAAAATAATGCTACTACTTATAGTGGAAACCCTGATGACCCGGTAGGAAACGTTGTTATTTCAGGTTTAGTTCCTGGTTCACCTACAGGTACTCCAGAAACAAATGGATACGCAGGAAATAATTTAGGTAATTCAACAATGTACACTATATTTGGGGGGGAATTTAACAGCCCATCGACGGAAAGTGATTTACTACTTAATAACTATTATAGGTTTTATGAAAATAATACTAACAATACTTATTCTTTACTTGTAAGCGGTACTGAAGCTTGTCCAGGTGCTAGTACAGGAAGTAGATATAGGTCTCGTGTTGAAATTACTTTTACTGTGTTTAGAAGAGATTCAGTCGTTGTATTTGAAACAGAACCAACAGAAGCATTACCTGATGTGTGGTATGAAAACGATGAATCATATTCTATTGATTCAAACGGTAATCATAGCGGTAACATAACTAATCAAGATATATCTACAGGTGTTGCTGGTGTAGTTAATACTAAATTTTTTAATTGTTTTGCGTTTGGAAATGGTGTAGAAAGTTACAAAATAAGAGATGCTTTAAATGGTAAATCTTTTAATTTAGGTAATAGAGTATTTACAACTTCTAACGTAGAATATAAAGAAGCTCTTAGGTTTGCTGATTTAACTTATAGTGGTGTATATAATGATGAAACTAATGTTAATAAATTAAATGAATTTAATTTAGGTTTAGCCAATTTTAAACCACTTGAAGAAAGTTATGGAGATGTTGAAATATTATATGCAAGAAGAACTGATATCTTAGTTTTACAAGAGGATAAAATATCATACGTATTAGCATCTAAAAATATTATATCTGACTCAACTGGAGGAGGTTTAGTAGCTTCAGTCCCAGAAATTTTAGGAAATCAAATAGCACGTATAGAGAACTATGGTATAAGCAATAACCCAGAAAGTTTTGTGGCTTGGGGTGAAAACAAATATTTTACTGATGTTAAAAGAGGTGCTGTACTTCAATTGATGGGTGGTTCAGCTTCAGACGAAAGACTTATAGTTATATCTGAAACCGGGATGAGAAGCTGGTTTAGGGATTTATTTACTTCTGCATTTACTACACAAAAATTAGGAGGTTACGACCCTTACATGGACGAGTATGTATTAACTTCAAATACAATATTAAAACCTGAAATACCAGTTTGTTTAGCGTGTGGTGTTACTAAAGATATAACAATAATAGCTAATCAGGACTTTGTTTATTGTGTGGATGTTACTGAGCAAACAGGAACTGTAACAGTAAGTTATGTAATCCCACAAGAAGGAGAGCAAGATATTGAAAGCGAAACTAGCGTATTGATGACAGATGAATCTGGAAACCAACTAATTACAGAGGGGTCTCAATCTCAAATTGGGTATACAATAAAAGCTATTTATAAAGGCGTAACATATACATCAGGTTCTGTTACTACTTCAGGTAGTTTTACACTTGATAAAAATGTTCCAAGCGTAGAAGAGGTTACAATAGTGGTTAGCTCAGATTCAGACCAAAACGATACTATTCAAATAAATGTAAGTTGTCCAGAAGCAGGCGCATTAAATATATATAACATTTGTGTTACTGACCCACTTGAAGCTGGACAATTCATACATAACGAATTTGGTTGGACTGACGGTGTGACTGTTTCACCTATAGAATCTAATTTAGTAGAATTTACAAGCACATCTTCTTCCTTTGCTATATCACAATACCAGTTATTTTCTGGACCACAGGGAAGTGGAGTTTTTCCAACTGACGGGTCTACTGTAACTGTATCTTCAAACAAAATTAATTTTGATGATTTTGTATTTAACCCTTCAACAGATAGATTAAAATATTTAAGAACAAACACTTTTTATCAAAATAATGTAACAGACATAACAAGTTTACTCTCTTTAGCAATTGATGCAACACCAATATCTACAGTTGGCGCTCCAACAATTTATTCGGTAGATTTCACTATGCCAGCAAGCGGAAGTATTTTATATTTAGTGTGGGATTATAGGTCTACAGCATCACCAACACCAACCCCGACGCCTACACCAACTTCCACTGGCCCAACGCCGACTCCGACTCAGACGCCTACGCCGACTCCGACTTTAACACCGACACCAACACCAGTGCCTTATAATTACTTTATTATTACTCCTTGTTCTGGAGGAGGAGGAACATTATATAGTAGTGTTAGAGCATCATTTGCAAGTGGTGTAACATCAGGAGATATAGTAGAAATGAACGATGGTAGATGTTATGAGATAACAGAAGATGCAGCACCAGCAAATACTAACGACTATATAAATGTTTATGTAGATTGTACTGCTTGTTTAACATCTAATCCAACACCAACGCTCACACCAACACCTACTCCAACACCTACACCAGGTGGTTGTAACGAATGGGAGTTAGTAGGTGGCACTGGTGGTGGTACTTTTGGTTATACTGATTGCTCTAGTAATCCACAAACAGAAACAGTACCAGATGGTGATTCAATACCAGTTTGTGCTGTAGGTGTTCCTACTGTAACAAGTGGTAACGGGACTGTTACTTTAAATGGACCTTGTCCTACGGCAACGCCAACCCCAACGCCAACCCCAACACCTACTCCGACTGCGACTCCAGTTCCTACACCTACACCTACTCCTTCTTGTAGCGTGTGGGAACTAACCTGTCAAAGTGGAAGTAGTGGATGTTCTTACTCGTATGTTGATTGTAATGGCAATACACAGACAGGAATAATGCCAGGGGATTTTGATATTGAGGTATGTGTATTAAACGGAACAACACCTATAGTAAACGGTCCTACGCCAAATAACACTGGAGTAAGTTGTAGTCCAACTGTTACTCCAACTCCGACAGTTACTCCGGTTAGCCCAACCCCGACGCCAACCCCTACTCCGACTCCTACGTTTGGATATAATTATTACACTGTTACAATTTGTCCAGGACAAGGTAGTGCAACTTATATCAATGTTAGAGTAGCAGATGCTAGTGGAGATGCTCCGGGTGATATAGTATTAATGGCTGACGATAGATGTTACGAGATAGATGAAACTAGTTCAACTGTAAACGCTAATGACTATACTAATGTTTACCCAGATTGTGATACTTGTATAGCTACTAACCCTACTCCAACTCCAACGCCAACTCCAACACCAACCCCGACGCCTGGAGGTTGTAATGAATGGGATTTAGAAGCAGCGTCAGGTTTAGTTGGTAACTTTAGTTATACTGATTGTAGTGGTGCATCACAAACAGAAAGTGTAGATGCTGGTGATTCAGCATCAGTATGTGCATTAGGGGTGCCTACTGTAACAAGTGGTGGTGGTACTGTTACGCTTGTAGGACCTTGTGTTACACCAACACCAACACCGACACCGAGCCCTACTCCTGGAGCACCAACACCAACTCCTGGAACGCCAACACCAACTCCAACACCAGGTATATCTTATGATAACTATACAATAACAAGATGTGATGGTGGGTTTAATAATTATACTGTGGGTAGAGCACTTGCAAACACATTCCCAACTTATACTGTATTATTAATGCCTGATGGAAATTGTTATGAAATTGTTGACCCTACCGGAACGTTAGGTACGCTTGCAAATGCGGAATATACAGATTGTAATTCATGTACTACTCCACCACCTACACCAACGTCAACTCCACCTGTATTGCCTACAAATACTCCGACTCCGAGTCCGACTCCAACTCCGAGTCCGACTCCGAGTCCGACTCCAACTCCGAGTCCGACTCCAACTCCGAGTCCGACGCCTGATGGCCCGACACCGACTCCGACTCCGAGTCCAACACCTAGCCCTACACCTACGCCAACGCCTGGAGCTTGTATTGCAATTGAAGTAGGTTTCTCCACAGGCCTTTATAATGGTTGTTGTGTGCCTCCAGACAGCAGCGGTATTAAATACTTTAACGCTAACAGTGTAGCTTCAGCAACCAGACTGTATTCAGGTTTAGGTTGTACAGAGCTTGATAGAGGTACAATCTTCGTGTCAGAGGATGGT